GAGTAATAAACAGCCGTGGAGTCATCGCCGGTATAGGGCACTCGGTTTAATTCGTTACCAATTTCGTAATATTTAGTTGGCATAATCGTTTGTCCTGAATAAGGTTAAAAACCCCAGCGATTAACTGGGGTGGATTATAGTCTAATAACTAGAGCCGCCTTTAGATGTTACTGTTATCGCATTGTAAGCGGCAGTACCAACAGCGGGAGCATAAGAATCGACAACCGCCACACCATGATCGGTAATCACGCCATTGATGTTGAAGCGGGTTTTAGCCGTTCCTTCCATCATTGACAAAGATACCTCTACCGCTGACTTATGATCGACCAGCTCTTCATTCCAACCATAGTGATAATCGCTTGATTCCTCATTGCCATAAGCCTTAATCAAAGCTTGAGCGCCAACAATAATTGCTCTATCAACAGCCCAGTCTGTGGTACTTGGAACAGCAACACCGGTTTCCACTGTGCTGGTTGCATTATTTTCAAGGATTTTATCCCCAGCATTAAAGCGAATTGCATAACGGTTTAATGGTTTTACCAGAATTCCGTTCCACATAATTGAATCACCCATAAACAGCGGATGACGTTGACCGTCAAAACGCTTAGTAGCACCGGCAAGCGCAGAATTCCATAAAGTCTGCGACACTTTCTTTAAAATAGCCCATTGTCGCTCAGTTACAAACATAATCCATAAAGGCGAGTTCCATGAATAAGGATCATCTTTAATGGTCACTGGCTGCAATGGCACGGATGATTCTTTCAGCAATGAGCCGATAGCATCAATTTCAGACAGCGTTAAAATACCAGTTGTCGTTAAGTTGGCGATAGTATCAATAGATGCGTTACTTCCAGTATATTGGGCAATAAACCGGCGATTGAAAGTAGGCGCCTGTACCGTATTAACCATCACATCGTTAAATGTAGCGTCTGATTGCTGCGGAACCACCCAATCAGTTGTTAATTGAGTGCCACGAGCACCGGCTAATGCCACCAAACACTTCTGATCTTCCAGTCGTTGCGCCCAACCAGTCAACCCGGCCTGAATAACAGTACGCAGATTATGACGGGTTCTTTTTTGCGCCATCTTGCCGCCGGTATCAGCCATGCCGCGTGTGCGGTTGATGCTGATGTCCTGGCTTGAAGTCGTAGCGTTCATGCCACGGCCTTCAATGCGCTTGTCGCCCATTGTCGGAATGCCGGTAAAGATATTGAATAAATCCACGCTGATCTTGTCACCCGCGCTTTGCTTCAAGTCGGTAACTTTAACAATCGGATAAGAAGCAGACGTTTGACCTTTTAACTTGGCTGCCGCGTCACCGATTTGTGGTGCAGCACCTGACAGCAAATTCATAAAGCCGGGGGCCGTTTGCACACCGGCAAATACGGCCGCACCCCTAATCTGCGAGGCTAAGGGTGAGCCAATAGGGATATTAAAACCTGACATAGAATTGTCCTTTCGTCATCACGACGATAGTTTTTGAATAAAATCACCCGCTAAATTGCTTTAACGGGTACGCAGTCTGTCTCCCGACAGTCAGTAAAACGTTAGCCCAGCGAGTTCAGATAAGCTTGGCGCTGGTCATCGGTCATTTTCATAAACCGATTGCCCAACTCCGCCGTGCTTGAATCTTCAAGCCGCTGCTTTTCTGATGCCTCGACAGGCTCACCGCCCGGAATATCGGACAATGAATTGATTAAAGGTCGTACTGCCTTGGTTGGCGCAATAGCGGCCTTGGCAGGTGCTTTAATCGGTGATTCGTACACTTGCAAGGCCATCGCAACAGCCTTGGCAAAGCGTTCCCCCAAGGGCAAGTCCGCCGTTTTGGGGTTATCGCGCAGCAAGTTGTCTTGCTGTACGCAATAATTGAAAGCGTCCGGGTCGGCTCGTTGCCAATGTGAAAGCGTCGGGTTATTGTCAATTTCCTCTTGAACATTTAAAGAGACTTGGCGCTGACGGTCATCTTCCCGTTGCCTGTCTTCTTGAGTACGCTGTGCGTCTCGTTGTTGAAGGCTAACGATGTTTGACTGTTGCGCTACAATCTTCTCGTACTGTTCGGGGAAATACTCTTTCAGGTCTTCCAGTTCTTGATCGGTCATAACGCCAATCGCTGAAAGGTCTGCTTGAGCCGGTGCATTTTTAAACCGTTCTATTTCTGCTTTAAGGTCTGCAAGATTCTTCTCTGCATCCTGGCGTTGTTGTCTCTCGGCTTTCAATACATCGTAACTAATGATGTGCTTGCCGTCTTTAGTGGCAATCCCGTCCGGCTCTTTCTCACTCTCCACTGCTGCGCTGGTTGCTGCGCTTGCTGATTCCCCAGCTTCAACCAATTCTGTAGTGGCTTCGGCTCCGATTGCTTCTTGATACAGCCTTTCTAACTCGGCTGGATCGTTAGGCAATTCGCCTGACTCTAAATAGCTTTCAATACTCATATTCTGTGTTGTCTCCCGACAAGATGTGTGTAATATCGCTTACACTGGCAAGGTCTGCAATATCGCTTACAGGGGCAGGCAATACAGCCGATTGGCTCTATTAAAGGTACTTATACGGTTAAATTAAACAGCGTTCAATAAGTGATATAATAGAAATTATTGAACTACTCAGGACTACGCATGACTACGCAGATAACTCACGAATCAAGCCTTGATGATTTAATTGAATACCACCACATACCACGCAGATATCCAAACCTTTACAGTCCGTCATCGTGGTATCACGCCGTAAAAAACCGCAAAACAAACGGGCTTAATCCAGCATTTAAAAAAGTGGGCCATGTTTTATTTGTTAATGTGAAGATGCTGGCGGAATGTATTAACGCTGCCACTTAATTTCAGGCATAAAAAAACCGGCGATTAAGCCGGTTGTTGTTTAGCGGGGAAGAATAAGCTTTGTTGGCGGCTTCCAGCCCAGTGATATTAGCACATCTCGTACTTGTGACTCCTGCAAAGCAATCACATTCTGTACGCTCTCGATGATCTCACCGTCCACAAGGTAATCAGTATCTTGGACAATAGCGCCGTCCTGATCGTCAATGCTGGTGGTTACTACAAAGTCGGTAGTGGTTGGTTTGTCATCTACTTTGTAAGTATGCCATGACACTTCTGAACAAGCTTCATTGAAGAAGCTCATGTCATTAGCAAGTTCTGCCGCCTTTTCAAGTAACGCATAAACTGACATTAGTCTTGCGTCCTCGTTTTTAAGCAGGGAAATCTTATTCAAGTCTGCATGAATTTGGTCGATTATTTTTTGTTCTGACTCTGCGGTTTCTTCTTTCATGTGTTATTTCCTGTTTGATTACCTTGCTGCTCAATCCCGACCGCTACACCTTGCGCCGGTGACTGCATAGGCGGTGCTGTTTGCATTTGTGGTTGTTGCGGGTCTGGTTGCTGCGGCTGTGCCGGTGTCATTGGATCGGTTTGTGGGTTAGGCGGTATTGTCCCGCCTTGATTATCCGGTTGCATTGGTTGCGGCTGTGTTGGTATCTGTCCGCCATCAACCACGCCGCCCCCGTTCTTATCTTCAAAGCCTACGCTTTTTCCAATCGAATCAGCAATAGGCACGATGGCAGGATTACCGGCTACGGCTAAAGCTGTTTGAATACTCTCGTACAATCCTTTCGCGGATGTCTCAACGGTTCTTGATTTCAGGTTATCGACCTCAGCCATCAGCTTTGCCACCTGCGCTTGAACAACTTCCGGCGGGTTTTTCGCTTTAAGCTGGGCTTGCAGGTCTTGAATCATCTGCATACCTTTCTGTATTTCCTGCTTCATCTGTGCCTTTTCAGGGTCTTGACCGTCATCCTCGCTCATGCCCAAGCCTTTCTGAATAATCTTGGCCATTTCCTGCCGCTTGGGAAGATCGGTAGCCTGAATATACATCGGCAGCAACATCGCCTGAATGTTCGGCGGCAACGACTTCATCACGTCCGACATCTGATTTAATTGCTGATTTCTAAACGTGGGCGTTGACGGGTTATCCGCCAGTACACACGCCACATTAATCTTGGTCACATCGTTCTTAATCGCAACCTGCCCTGTTTGCGGGTCTTGAACCGGCTGATTCAATACAATCTCGCGCTCAATGCCACCGTCATCCTCAACAATAACGCTTTCGTTTGGTGTGTCGCTCAAGTCCTCGATTATTAATGACAGCATCAACTCATCGGCATGACGGCACGCCATGTTGAAATTGTCGTTAATCTCTGCCAGGGTAATTGAATCTTGCTCAACCAGTGAATTGATCGCCAAACCGGAAGTAGCACCCGACTTTTCTCCCAGCGTGGCATTATGAACCCCGACATTGTTTTGAATGGACTGCTTGGCTTCCTGCATAACCTGAAACTGCTGTG